TGCGTCGTCTGCCGGATGAAGATCCACAGAACCTAGCTGATCCTGCTTATCGCCGCCGCCGCATCATTCTGCAGAACATGAAAGATGAAGAGCTGGCGATTGCGCAGGTAGAAGAAATGCAGGCCGTATCCGCCGTGCTCAGCGGTAAATATACCATGACCGGGGAGGCATTCGAGCCGGTGGAGGTGGATATGCAGCGCAGCGCCAGAAACAACATTGTTCAGGCGGGTGCTGCGGCCTGGTCCGTCCGGGACAAAGAAACCTATGATCCGACCGATGACATCGAGACGTATGCGGTGAATGCCAGTGGCGTGGTCAACATCATCGTGTTCGATCCAAAAGGCTGGTCACTGTTCCGCTCCTTTAAGGCCGTCAAAGACAAGCTGGATACCCGCCGCGGCTCTAACTCTGAGCTGGAAACCGCACTCAAGGATCTCGGTCAGGCGGTTTCCTATAAGGGTATGTACGGCGATGTGGCAATCGTCGTGTACGCCGGTCAGTACGTTGAAGGGGGCGTGCAGAAGAATTACCTGCCGGATAACACCATGGTACTGGGTAACACACAGGCGCGCGGTCTGCGGACCTATGGCTGTATCCAGGATGTGGACGCGCAGCGCGAGGGCATTAACGCGTCCGCACGCTATCCGAAAAACTGGGTGCAGTCCGGTGACCCGGCCCGTGAATTCACTATGATCCAGTCCGCGCCGCTGATGCTGCTGGCAGACGCGGACGAATTTGTATCCGTGAAACTCGCGTAACTTCCACCTGGTGGCCCTTCGGGGCCAATTTTTCGGAGTAGTTTCCATGACTGAAAAAGAAACACTTATCGCCCGGCTGAAAGAGCTGGGCAAAATGCTGGGCCGTGACGTGAATACCAGCGGCACCATCCAGGAGCTGTCGATGCGTATTGCTGAGCTTGAAGAGGAGCTGGATGGAGATGCCGGTTCGGTTGACGGTGAAAATGGAGAGGAGAATGCTTCCGGCAGCACCGGCAGCACCGACGTTGATATTGCTGACGCGGCGAAAGAAAAAACGAAAGCGACCACAACCGATGACCGGGTAACAGTAGAAACGCTGGCAACCCTGCATATTGACGCGCTGCATGCCACGCGTAACGAACCGGTCTCCATCGTTGAGCCCGGTGTGATCATTCGCGTATCCAAACAGGATGCAGACGAGCTGATCGCAAAGGGGCTGGCTAGAGAAGTCTGAAGGGGACCGCATGGCTGATTACGATAATCTCTTTGACGAGGCCATGTCGCGAGCGGATGGCGCTATACGCAGTGTGATGGGCGCAGATGCAAAGGTGATGTCAGGCGCTTTGTCAGGTGTCACCCTGATGGGCGTTTTCGATGATCTAGAGAATATTGGTTATGCCGGTGTGGGGATTCGGGTTGAAGGTACCAGTCCGACCCTGTTTGTGGAAACCGCCACTGTTCAGCAGCTGGAACGCATGGACACCCTGATGATTAACGGGCGAGCTTTCTGGGTTGAGCGAATTGGCCCTGACGATTGTGGATCCTGCCATATCTGGCTGGGTAACGGGAGCCCGCCCGCCGGTACCCGCCGTCGTTAAGGAGGCTGCATGTCCATTAAAGGCCTTGAGCAGGCGATAGAGAATCTCAACAGCATCAGCAAAACGGCTGTTCCGCGTGCGTCGGCACAGGCCGTTAACCGCGTGGCAAACCGGGCCGTCAGCCGCAGCGTGGCAGTCGTGTCGAAAGATACCCGCGTACCGCGAAAACTGGTAAAGCAACGCGCCAGGCTGAGACGTGCGACGGTTAATAAACCCCGCGCGCTTATCCGTGTAAACCGTGGCAATTTACCGGCCATAAAACTCGGTACCGCCAGCGTGCGCCTTTCCCGCAGAAAACGGGATAAGAAAGGGGCCAACAGCGTGCTGCGCATTGGACCGTTCCGTTTCCCGGGCGGATTCATTCAGCAGCTTAAAAATGGTCGCTGGCACGTCATGAGGCGAACAGCAAAGCCTCGTTATCCGATCGAAGTGGTCAGCATTCCTCTGGCAGCCCCTTTAACCACGGCATTTAAAGCTGAGCTGCCGAAGCTCATGGACTCGGATATGCCCAAAGAGCTCCGGGCATCCCTTACAAACCAACTCAGGTTGATTCTGACAAAATGAAACACAGTGATATCCGACAGTTGATTCTTGACGCGCTGGAAAGCGCGATTGGTACTGACGCCATTTATTTTGACGGTAGGCCAGCAGTGCTCGAAGAGGGAGATTTCCCGGCCGTCGCCGTTTATCTCACCGACGCGGAGTACACCGGGGAAGAACTGGATGCCGATGTCTGGCAGGCCACTCTTCATGTTGAAGTCTTGCTTCCTGCCCAGGTGCCTGATTCGGAGCTGGATGAATGGATGGAAGCGCGTGTTTACCCGGTTCTGTCGGAGATCCCGGGGCTTGCATCCCTTATCACCAACATGGTGCAGCAGGGCTATGACTACCAGCGCGATGATGATATCGGACTCTGGAGTTCAGCCGATCTGAAATATTCCATCACCTACGAAATGTGAGGACGTTATGACCACACCTAACCCGCTGGCACCGACGAAAGGGGCCGGCACCACCCTCTGGATTTACACCGGAAGCGGCGATCCCTACGCCAGTCCCCTTTCGGATGTTAACTGGCTGCGTCTGGCAAAGATCAAGGATCTGCAGCCAGGCGAACTCACCGCCGAGTCAGAGGACGACACCTATATCGATGACGACAACGCCGACTGGGCTTCATCCATGCAGGGTCAGAAATCAGCAGGCGACACGAGTTTTACTCTGGCATGGCTGCCGGGTGAAAGCGGTCAGCAGGACCTGGTGAACTGGTTCGATGACGGCACGGTTAAAGGATACAAAATCAAGTACCCGAATGGCGCCGTCGATGTCTTTAAAGGCTGGGTGAGCAGCCTTGGAAAGACCGTTTCGGCTAAAGAAGTTATGACCCGAACGGCAAAGATCACCAATAACGGCAAACCCTCACTGGCAGAAGACAGCGGTACTACGGTAATTGGCGTGACGGGTATCAGCCTGGATAAATCCACTGCAGCGGTTGCTGTCGGTGCGACCACGCAACTGGCAGTGACGGTCCTGCCAGCCAGCGCTTCAGATGCTTCCTTCCGCGTGGCGACTTCTGATCCGTCGAAAGCAACAGTGACGGTCAGTGGTTCAACGCTGACCGTCACCGGCGTGGCGGCGGGCACCGTTGAAATTATTGTCATGACCAATAGCGGTAACTTTGCGGCAATCTGCAAGGTGACCGTTTCCTGAATCCCGGGGCGTGAGCCCCGTACTCCGGAGTAAATATGTTTCTTAAAACTGAACTGCTCGAGCATAACGGCAGCAGCGTGACGCTGTACCAGCTGTCCGCGCTGCAGCGCATTGAACACCTTGAGTACCTGAAAAAGCTGGAAGCGGTTGAAGAAGGTGATTTCCAGACCGCTATCACTCTCACCGTGAAAAATGGTGCTTACCTGGTGGCGTTGTCGCTCTGGCATGGTCATGCGCTGAAAGGTACGCTTCCTGAGGGCGCGCCAGCAGAAGTATCGAAAATTCAGGATGAAGTCCTGCAGACCTGGCCGACGGAGCTTATTGCAGAGGCGGATTTTAAGGTGAAACTCCTCTCCGGCATGATTGAGCCGCAGTCAGAGAGCCCGGAGGGAGAGATTAGCGATCCTGCGGAACCCGTAACTGCGGAAAAGCCCTCGCCAGTGAGCTGACGTTCGTCCTGAAACTGGCGCGTGAGTTCAGTCGCCCTGACTGGCGCGCCATGCTTGCTGGCATGTCCTCTACGGAGTATGGCGACTGGAAAATCTTCTACCAGGATAACTTCTTTCATGATGCGCAGCTGGACGCCCACTTCTCCGGCCTGCTCTACACCATTTCAACCCTGTTTTTTGCCGATCCGGAGCTGACGCCTGCCAGCTTCAGCATTCTTTCACCTGCATCTGAATCCATTGAGGTAGCAGAGACGGACGACGATGCGCTGATGGCGAAGGCGGAAGGTATTTCTGGAGGTATACGCTATGGCCCAGACGGCAGTCGGTGATCTGGTCGTTAATCTTGACGTCAACTCGACGAAATTTAACGAGCAGATC